CATAACTTTGAACTCGGATGGTCAAGCCTTTGTTCAAAAAAGAATCAATCTACCTCAAGGAAAATTGCATGAATTGATGCAGACAGATATTTTTCAAGATACGTATAGTTATTTTCAAGTTCCAGGTGTGTTAATGGAAGTGGTAGTGGCTCCATATCCATCGATTCCCACTAATATGGAGTTTCAGGATTCACCATTCCCAGCTAAGAATCGTCTACCAAGTGCTGGAGATGATTCTGTTTTGTTCAAAGCAAATACTACTCTTATCGATTCAACCGCAGCGGATCTAAATCAATTCCCAAGTTTGCAGATAGCATCAAATCAAAAAACTCAATTTTTTACAGACCATTTGTACATCACTATGCACTTAATGGGCGACCAAGACCAGGAACTCAAAAACATTGCATGGAGTTTTATGTTTGTTTTAGGCTCTAAAAATGTGTCATCTCTTACTCATAGCATAGGAGTTTTGGCTGAATCACATAATGCAATGTGTGCTGTTCTCATGGAAAACGGGCACATGATATCTCTTCAAACGCTTCGTGGTAATGTTTTTCCGATGTGGCGATATGGTGGTATTCGTCCTGAGCATATGATTACGCCTGATGCGACGAACGCATATTTCCTTCCAATCAATACAAGAGATGCAGAAGCAATGAGCTCAACCCCACAAATCCGTCAAGCGGTTTCTGATGCTCGTCAAATGAGTGCATTTGATGAAGCGTTTGGTGATAAAAGACCAGATTGGTTGAAAGAACATCTTAATTCTGGTATTATTGCTGGAGCTGTTAGAGATCAATGGCCTCCAATCAAACACGCTGACAACGGTAACGTGAGAATGCTATGACACAAGATGATGTCCAAAACGAACGAATTTCGAAAGTTGAAGAGCGAATGCTCATGATGGAGCAAGCAGTTCTTGAAATGAGAGGGATGGCTAAAACAATCAAGCTTGTAATGATTGCACTTGCTGCATCATTCGGACTCGATATCCATGGGATAATCGTTTAGAGTATGTTGGACTTTTTGTTCAACGGTTAGTAAAAGCGAGTATCGATCTTCACGCGCTGCTTGTTCAAAAACATGGACTTCTCTTTTTTCGAATCCTCTGTTTTTACCGAACCCTGAAGTAGTCCAACCAAGGGATATCGCATAAGAGCCTGGTCTCATTAGCGACGCGAGTATATCTTTGCCTTCTTTCCACATGTTTTGTGTTTGCCATAGATCTAAATCTTTTCCAATCCCATCATAACAATCTTTTAACTGTCTCAATGAATAAGGTGGGTCGAAAAGAATTAGATCGATGGGAGGATAGGCACAGGAAATAAATCGACCCTGCAGGGTCTGAGCAAATTCCTTAAATTCGAGATTATAATCTGTATTAAATTCTGTATTCAAATCATTGGTTATACAGCTGGGGAGCCTGGTGGAGAATGAATCCCTTGCAAATGGGTCAACAACCAGGGCGTTTCCACATGTATCGTACATGACATCGTTTAACACTCGATCAATAATTTTTCTAATGTGAGGATTTGAAAACGGTTCACTAGAGATGTTTGTAATTGTGTGAGACATTTTAATCTTCATTCTTCTTCACCTCAGCTTCGTACTTTGCTTTCCAAAAGTTTCTTTGACGTACGGCATCTTCAATTGTTTCTCCTTCCATGTGAAGGTGAATTTGTTTCCGTACAAATGCGCTGAAATTAGACATCTTAGAAGCGTATTCATGCGACGTACTGTCAAGGTTTACCATCTTATGACGCATATCACCACATCACCCATACAGGTTCTATCAACCAATCGCCGTGACTGCCTGCACACGCTTCTAATTCAGCCAACGAGTACAAACCTGCTTGCTTTACATCATCCGTGTACCCTGCACGATCAGATCGCCAATAAATCAAATCAGCATTTTCGTACCAATCTGAAATATAATCATCTTCCTTCTTTTGCATCCACTCACTTCTCTTCAAACATATGATTCGATATTTTCGCTCCATGTTCTTCCCACGAACCCGAAGTATATCAATATATACTCTAATTTCAAAGCGCAAATATTGAGATTCCTTCTTATGGGGGGTACTCTACCATTGGGGTGGTGGACGGGGAGAATGGTGGCGTTGAAGATTTAGCGGCTACGCCGCAAGGATGGGAGTCGGAGGCGGTAAATCGGTTTATTTTTTGCACTAGGTTTACTTTATACACCATGAATGATTGGGAAGGACATGGCAAAAGGCGCGAACGACGTAATTTTGAGAGACCGACTTCAGTTTGATATTGATGCAAATGGTGACACATCACTTGTTTATGGAAGAATTGATTTATCTGACTATGTTTCTATTGTTGAAAACAAAGGACTTGCGATCAAAGAAGTTCGATTTCAATTAAGAACTGCAACAGCTGCAACAAATGGAGTATGGCCTAACCTAATGTCTGACTTAACTCCGACTGCATTTTCGGCAACTTACTATGAAAGTTATCTGAAAGTTTTTGCCACTACAACCGCATATGAACTAATAGAGGATGTAGGAATTGCATCTCCGAATGTTCTTTGTGTGTTTGAAAAGCAATCAACTGTTATTGCAGATCCTACGGCTGGAATTGGAATGCTTGCTGTTGATACTTACGAGCATATGGCTGGAACTCCTGACCTTCACCCTGAAGGATACGATGTTGTAACCGATCTCCTTATCGGTATTTCACTTCAAAACTGTACTAATGACCAACTCAAAAGTAAGACTGTTGAAGTTGATGTTATGCTAATTGCAGAACCTAAGAAAATCACTCAAAAAGATTTGACTCAAATGCTCACTCAGGCACAAGACCTCTGAGGTGAGTAAATGGCTCGTTCAAAAACAGAGGCGGCAAAGTCGAAGGTAGAATCTGCCGTCGCATTAGGCGGCTTAGGTGCTAAGATCGCCGGTGCTCCTGGTGCAGCTCTTGGTGCTGGTATCGGACTTATTATAGGTGATGGGGAGACAGTATTTCCTCTTGACATGGTTGCTATTCCCGCATATCAAGCATACATGATTCAAGGCTCCCCATCCCTGCAAGTCTACATTAGAGCTGGGGAAACTTTGATGCCAACAGGGGGTAATGTGCAAGATGTACAGGAAGTTATCGAATCTATGGACTCTCCTCAAACACCTAGCCCTAAAAGAAAAAAGACTACTGCCTATCAACGAAAGTATAGGAAAGCCTTTGCTAGTGTAAAGTCTAAGCATATGAAAAAAGACGGTACTTGGAAAAAAGGCGGATTCAAAGCCGCTGTCAAAGCCGCACATAGGATGTGTAAGTGATGCCAATCGAGATCGTAAAAGAAACTATTGAAATTGACAGCATAACTTTGAACTCGGATGGTCAAGCCTTTGTTCAAAAAAGAATCAATCTACCTCAAGGAAAATTGCATGAATTGATGCAGACAGATATTTTTCAAGATACGTATAGTTATTTTCAAGTTCC